CCCAACTACTAATATTACCACCATAATCACATTGCAATCCAACTGTTGCTCCACTTGCTGCACCTGTTGATTGTGATATGGAATAAGATCCCTGGATAAAGGCACGATCTTCCAAAGTTTCACTACCACCGGATTTACGACTTGCGATTTCTGACCAATTTGTATCTGCTTCTGCAAGATCTACTGTTTGAAGATCAGTTGTATATGAAGGTACTGTCATGCTTTTCCTTCCATCTTAATTGTAAAATTGACCATATCTCTGATATTTGTCTTCCTTGAGTTGGAAATATTAAAGATTTATCTATTGTAGATGAAGTAAAAACAACAGACATTCTTCTTTTTAAAAGGATCTCAACCTGATCCCTTATTATTTTCTTTTTATAAGATTCATTATAATCAGGATGCATAGTACCAAGAATTATACTACTATCCACATTTTCAAATATAATTTTACACTTATCTGGTCTTAATTCTATTGGAGGGTTATCAAGATCATTGTAAACACATTTATAATTAAAACAATCAATTGGAATACCATCATTCCATATTTTACAGCCAACACCTATATTGCAATGCCTACACCACAATCCAGATGGACTATCTACCCAGGGTAGATCTAAAAGTTTACAGCAAAGAGTGCATCCGTCACATTTCATTATCTAATAATACCTTTTTATATAAGAAAGGGATCTATCATTACCGCACTATTTTTTACCGATTAAGGTTAGTTGCAAATAACATAGACCCCTTTCTAAACGGTAGACTTAAATCCCATCTTACAGTAACATTAAGCCGATGAGAATCCACCGATACGAAATAGCTGATCACCAGAGACACGTTGATCATCGATCAAACCCATGAAACGACAAGCATACACACGCTGATTATCAGTGGTAAAAGCTATCTCTACTGCACCACCAACATTCGGCGCAGCATTGTAAATCTGATAAATCTCAGATCCATCAATCGGTTCCAACACAAGCTCACCAGTTGTGACAAGCTCACCAACAGGTTTACCAAAGGTAAGATGGGTAGTTTCATCCTGTGCAGAAGCAAACAGAAGTTTAAGGTTGGCAAAAGTAGATTCAGTCATGTTAACTGTGACTTCCATAACCAAACCAGCATCCAAAACCCTCAAGGGAGTTTCACCGTATTGATCCGATTTCAATTCATATGTATTCTGAGTAATTGAAACCGTCACACCACCAAAAGTGTGTCCTACGTGAACACCAGCAAAAAATACGTAACAAGGGCCGATGGATATGTTATCCGAATCAAATACAAGCGGATATTGCGGCATAATTTATTCCTCCTAAATAGTAGTTATTGTTGAACACCTATTACATTTAAAATTGACGTATTTCTGCAACTTTAATACACGATCTACATAACCAACTATGAAATTACAATTTTCCCCTGGCTTTTTATCAAGGGGTCTCCCACATTTTTGACAGAACCCCTCATGTTTTTTTTCATAGTCTAAACCGTCACAAAATTTGCAGCTTTTAATTTTTCCTTCACAAACCACACGAACCAGCCGGTACTTATACTGATAATCCACCATAGGAACAGCCCTTCTTATCTTTTAAAAACATTGCTAAAACTAAAGGAAACAACTTTGACAAAAATTGGATTTCCCGCATCTCCTTCTGTCGGGGCATCCACTACTGAATTGATCTCAATTTTACCAATTATCCAAGAAGTAGTATAATCTTTATACGTTTCATCAAATAAAACAATCAGCCTTTCAGCCACTTGACCAAGTACTGTTTGATCTATTGACAGTGTACGTAGATAATAACTCATATCTGGATATTGATTAGGATAAGACCATTCTCCTCCCTTTCCTCTGAGGGATTTACGATAAACAACTGCACAGGGAAAGGAACTCTCATAAGTTATATCAAACGTAGGATACCAAGCATAAATTCTTTTATCACCTGCTGTTATACCCATTAATGAAATTAATGTTGCATCATTAATGACTTTTTGTACAAGGTATCTATCGGTTTCAATCATTGTTAATCCTCAATCCATCTAAAATGGATTTCAATAGCCCTTCTAACTGTGGGCCTTCTTGTTATTTTTTGAACGCCTTTTCTAAATTCTTCTCTAAATTGTTTTTTTAATTTACCTTTCATCTGTTGAATAGTTGAAGTAAAATATGGACGCTGATGTTCATATTCGGGAGAATCTAATATTGCTCCATAAACTGAAGAAGATCTTGGTTCAGTATCTTCTGAAACAAATAACTTTCCAGGCCATTCAGGATTATACCAAAGGTGGTATGTAGTATCATGAGGTTCAATCCCCAACGTAACTTTATTACCACTTACCCGATAATTAATTGATCGAAGCAAGTTTCCACTTTGAGGAACATCAGGATCTCCACCAACATCCGGTGACATAGGTGGGCCACCTCTTTGTGATGATTCATATTTGCCTATCTCTGTATATTTTCCATAAGTAGCACTTTCATTTACAGCATAAACAGTATAGACAAACCCTGAACCTTTAGCCGTTGCCAACACATGTTTTATTTCTTCTCTAAGATACCATCCTATCCAATCAAGCATTTGATCAATTAAAGGATCTAATTGTTGTAATATAGGAATTAAAATATTTTCAGATATGTGCTTGCCTAACTTACTGCCCTTTACGACTCTGCGTATATTAATAATTTCTTCAGCTATCACAGGATCTTTTGTAGACATAATTAAGTCTCAGACAATCCCATATAAACTTCTTTATGATGTATTTTTACACTATCGTATAAAGGAGCAACAGGTTTTACAAAAAGCTCTATACTATTCCAAATAACTTTATCATCTTTTTGAATATCTTCATTTTTTGAAAAGAATCCAAGATAATCATTTTCAGCGGTAATTCCTGAAGTCTGAATCCGTAATCCAGCAGAAGATTCAAAAAGATTTTGAATTCTACATTTAACCTTTTCTTTTAAAAGAACATAGGTTTTAGGAGTAGTATAACCTTCATCAGTAGAAACATTTGTAGAGACCCTATGAATTTCACACCTATGGGCTAACAATCCTGAATAACTCATGCAAAAGCCACCTTTCGATATTTCATTAAATTTTCAAATATCTGAGGAGAAAAACCCCTTAATTCTTTTTGAAAAAATGGAGACATTAATTTATAGGTATAGTTACCCATGCGCTCTGATTCCATCATGGAATTTTCTGGAGCATTTACATAATTTTTAATTGCCATATAACAAAGGTATTTAAGATCCGACATTTCAGGATGATCATCGTTATAACCACCTTTCCATATCATTTTCACATTCTGAAGATATGGAAAATCAAAACCCTGGCTATAAATTATTTTTCCTGCTGAGTTATATAAAATATACCCATCAGAAGCATCAAAATCATCTGAAGCTGCTGCCGAAATTTCAGTACCACTTATTTCAAGTTTAGTTAAAGTTGTTACGGGGTAGGTTGGAAGAAAAAGAGAAGCTAATTTGGGAGCATCAAAAACACAGTAATGAAGAAGATTTGCATCGTAATTAGTAGTATCAGATATATCATGTGTAAATGTTCTTTCTACCAAAATACGATTACAAAATTTTTCAAATTGAGTAGATACAGCATTAATCGTATCCTCAATCATATTTTTTATTTGTTCATCTTCAAGCAAAGCTTCATCATCTGACATTTGAAAATAATATGTACTATCTATTAATGCATTTTTATTTAAGGCCATGATTACCTCTTATTTTGCAATGTGAGGAAATAGTCTATCTTTAATCCCAGGATACCTTGCAACACCATTATCACCAAATTCCTCAAATGCTTTTTCCTCCGGTGGTTGAAATACCGCTTTATGAGAAGGAGGGCCATACAATCTTTTTTCTCCTGGAGAACTTGGCCTTGTATTTATTCTTGCTTTTCCTTCACTAACAAAACGATTTCCAATAGTCTCATCCAAAGTAACATCAATTTTACCAAAACTTCTAATTAAGCCACGATCTGTCAATTTATATTCTTTTCTCATAATTAACTCCCTTTCAAAAAAAAGGGGCACAAACCGGATGACTTGTACCCCTTTAGAAACACCTATCCAGTTTAACATCGAAAATATTTACATCAAACCGAAATTAAGTTGCTGATACCTTGGGTGTTCTTCCAGTACCATAGGTTAAAGTAGGAACGGTTCCTGTCTGCGTAACAGGTCTGCGCTGATTCTCATAAGTCATAAACAGGCAAGACCAGACACAAGCAGCAGTACCAACAGTGGCATTCACCCTGATATAACGCTTGGGATCATACACTTCAATGAGATACAATCCAGCAGTATCAATCTGTTCCACCGTAATGAAATCGGCATCCCAAGTGGACTGATCCGGTGAATCCTGAATGATCAGATCCAGAGTTGAACCACCAGAAACACTACCAACATCAGCCAGGACAAGCAGACTATTGGGCAACTGAACACTGGCCCAAAGATCTACACCATCATCGTCCGGTGCATTTGCAGCAGCACCATTGGCGTCCGAAACGGCTTGCTGAAAGTACCCGAATTTGTAATTGTTCAACATATCAAACATGATTTTTTCCTCCGTAATGTGTTATTTAAAAATTAATCTTTAGTTAAGAAGTCAAGTCCTAATCAGAATTAGGAAAGGGCCGCATCCAGGGCAACAAAAGCCTGGGGAATGGCAGCTTGACCATCAAGGCGACCAGAACATCTCAAGGCCGTTCTGTTATTACGGAATTTGAAATGACGTGAGGAATCCAT